AGACTTTCTGAAGGAAGCGACGCAGCGGTACCACCTAGCGCTCTCCGGAAGTCCCGGCGAAGAGTTCCTGGCGACTCGGGGGCTTGCGTTCGACTCATTGATACGCGAGACAACCCCCAGGTTCCAACTAGGTTTCGTAGAAAACCCCCTCGATGGACATGAACAGTACCGAGGGTTTCTCGCTATCCCGTATGTCCGGTGGTCTCATTTGGAACGCTGGGCGGTTGTATCCATCCGGTTCCGTTGTATTCGAGATCACGAGCACCGGGGACACGGGAAGTACAACACTGTTCACGGGGACAGGCCACGGCTTTATAACACTAAAGCTCTCCTCGAAGGGGGAACCCGCATAGCGATCACAGAAGGCGAGATCGACGCCATCTCCGCCGAAGCGTGCGGGATTCCGGCGGTCGGGGTAGCCGGCGCGCAAGCGTGGCAGCCGCACTTTCGGGAACCGTTTGTCGGGTACCGCGAGGTGCTGATCCTCGCGGACGGGGACGAAGCGGGGTTGAAGTTTGCTAACGCGGTAGCGCGAGAGCTGCCGTGTGGTAGAATTGTGTCTATGCCTCCCGGGCAGGACGTTAACAGCCTGTTTGTCTCGGGCGGGAAGCAAGCACTTACCGAAAGGATCTCGACGTGAGACCGATACTGCTGGACCTGTTCTGCGGGGCGGGTGGAGCTGCGATGGGATACTACCGTGCCGGCTTTGACGTCGTAGGTGTGGACATCAACCCGCAGCCTAACTACCCGTTCCTGTTCGTGCAGTGGGATGCGCTGTACTACCTGGAAGAGGTAGTGCTTCCGTTTGACGGACACGGTTTTGACGCCATCCACGCTTCACCGCCCTGCCAGAGGTACACGATGCTGTCCCGAGGCACCAACGATAACGAAGCCGATCACCCGGACCTACTCCCGCCTGCGCGGGATCTGCTCGACCAGACCGGGATGCCGTACGTCATCGAGAACGTGATGGGCGCACCGATGCGCCGGGATCTCATGTTGTGCGGGCTCCAGTTCGGGCTGAAAGTGTTTCGGCACCGGCAGTTCGAGCTTGGCGGGTGGGAAGCGGAGCCGCTGGAGCACACGTCGCACAAAGGACACCGGGTCGCAGGCTGGAGGGATGGCGTTAAACATGAAGGTGACATGTTCGCAGTCTACGGGGACGGCGGCGGGAAAGGCTCGGTGATGGATTGGCAGGACGCGATGGGAATCGACTGGACCGACGTCAAGAAAGAGATCGCGGAAGCGATCCCCCCCGCCTACACCGAGTACATCGGGACTCGGCTGCTCCAACACTTGACATCGAACAGAGAGGTTGCATGAACGAACACGTAGCGGGGTTTCTCAACTCGTTCCTAGAGAGTTTGGACGACGAGATCAAATGGGAGCGCGAGCATATGTCGAAGCTCAGAGCCCAAACCCACGATGTCGGACAGAAACTGGACAAACTGCTCGCCGAACGTCGAGCGGTCCTAGACCACTTGGAGGCACATAAATGACCGCTTTAGACACCGACGACCTCGCGGTCGTCACCGGCCCGCTGTCTGTCTACGAAATCACAAATAGTGTGTACTTAGAACCCGGCGAGGTAGTCCGCGTGTTAGAGGCCGAGGACGAAGACGGTGTAGTCCTCGTCTACGGCGTGAGTTCGACTTTTGAGCAGTACATCAACGCTTCGTCGCTGACTCCGCTGTCGGACATGCACGAAGACACCACGATCGAGTGGGGAGACCCCGAGGACCCGGACTACGTCCGGTTCAACGGCGTACACGACTACGTCTACACAGGAGACGACGAATGATAGACGAAGCAAGCGCAGAAGACATTAGAATAGCTAAGCAACATCTGGACAGGGCGCTCGCCAGAGCGATCAACAGAGACTCGCTGCGATGGACTAATCCCCCGGCCTACCAGGTCATCGGGGACTCCCAAGACCTCTGGCCCGATGAGGACCGGGGCTTTATACCGGGCACAGCGGTGGATCTCGATGAGGTCGGTGATACCAGCGCATACGTGGAGCAGGAGATCGAAGAGCACTCGTACCCCGTGCGGATCGGGCAGGTATATCCGCCCGACGTGCTCGAATGGCAGTCGCTCGACTACGTCCCAGTCGGCGTCGTCGTCCGAGACAAAGACGGTGATTGCTGGAAGATCAAACCCGATGGTAAGCTTCGGTCCCGCTTCAAAGGCGAGAAGAAGTGGGGGAAAGCCAACGTAGCCGGGGCTCCGTTGTCGGCGTGGGACCACTTCGGCCCGTTCACCGAGGTGAAAGAAAACCAGTGAAGCCGCAGGCTAAATATAAGATTAGGAGACTACGAACTCACTGGTGGACCACTTATGTATGGACGGATGCCTTTGGGTACCTTCCTATTTCATTCGCCTACGATGGAGCATCCGCCATCTCGCGGTTTAACCAGCGTAGTAGATATAAAGGCGGCCTCGCATGACCAAGCGGATCGTCATCATCCCCGACACCCAGATGCCCTACGACGACCGTAAGGCGCTGAAAGCGGTTATCGGGTTCATCGGGGACTACCAGCCAGACGAGGTTATCCACATAGGCGACCTCATGGACTACCCGACGCCGGCGCGCTGGAGCAAAGGCACAGCAGAGGAGTTTGCGCAGCAGATGCGCAAAGACAACGAGCAGGCGAAGAAGCGGTTCCTCGGCCCGCTGCGAGAGGTGTACGACGGCCCGGTAGGAGTTCACGAAGGGAACCATGATCTACGTCCGCGTCAATATCTCACCAAGTACGCGCCAGCGCTGGCCGAGTTTGAGGACACCTTCCACATCGAGAATCTCTTGGAGTTCGAGTCGTTCGGTGTGGTGTTACGGCCTGAGTTCTACGACGTGGCACCGGGGTGGGTCACCACCCACGGCCACCGAGGGAACATCTCGCTGTCGCCTATCGCCGGCAACACCGCGATGCGGGCCGCGAAGAAGTTCTACCAGTCAGTCGCGATGGGCCACACCCACCGACTGGGGCTGATCTCCGAGTCACTCGGCTACGCAGGAAACATCAACAAGCAGGTCACGGGTATGGAGGTCGGGCACTTAATGGACCAGCGTCTCGCTAGCTATCTGAAAGGCGGCACCGGCAACTGGCAGCAGGGTTTCGGACTGTTAACCGTAGAGGGCAAGTACGTCAAGGCGGAGACCGTCCCGATCCTAGAGGGCAGGTTCTCCGTCGACGGCCACGTCTGGAAGGTCTGAGATGAGGAAGTATCTAGTAACCTACGAAGACGGGTCCGAGTCGGAGTCATTCGACACGGACATGCGTATGGTGCTTACGGTTAACGAGCAAATTCTTGGACGACCGGAGCCGGTAAGGATCGAGCGCATATGCGATTGATACCGATAGCCCGCTGGTCCGGGCTAGAACACGACACACCTATAACATGGAACGGAGGACCGATGCCGTATCTACACCTCAACGCCCGGTCCCGCCACATCACCGACGAAGAGATATACGAAGTCTTCTTAGAAGAGGTGAACCGGTGAGTAAGAGTTTGTACGACTACACCACGCCGCAGATTGAGGCTATGTGGAAAGCCTACTGCGCTGCGCCTGATGACGCCACCGTCGAGGAGTTGCGCTCCGTAATGGATGACGCCGCAGCGTCGGTGCGGCTTGCTGGTAAGGAGAAGCAGTGACCGACGATGAACTAAACGGGATCTTCCGAAAAGCAGCGTCGGCAGCGCTGTCTTGGTGGTACACGGACCAGTGGGATAGCCAACAAAACTTGCTAGACGACCTGGTCCAAGATTTATGGGTGTGGTACCGAGAGAGCCCAGCGACACAGAAGAAGCTGGCCGAGTCGGACGGGTTCCTCGCTCGAAGACTCGTCTATATAGCGGCGATTCAGACGTTGCACAAAGACGCCGTAGAAGACGACATCTTCCACGGGAGGTCCAAGTATTCAGCGGACTGCGTCAGAGAAGCGTTGCGGGGCGAGTCGACCAACGAGTACCTGAACGAGATCTTGCCTACCGCGCTGGATAATCTAGCGAACCGCAACGTAGGCCAGGCCGAAGCGATCAAGCGCAGATACGACCACGGGGACGTCTCAAACCTCCCATCCGAGAAGATGTTGCTGAGTCGGGCCGTCAAGTCGGTCACCGAAGAAGTCAACTTCACGCACATAACGTCGGACACCGAAGGAGTCGGCTCTAGGACCGTGGTGTTCCCTGAGACGCGGAAGCCTAAAGGCGGGTACTCCGATCCGACCGGCAACACCGTCGTGTTGCTTGACGAAAACCCCGAGTACCGGTATCATTTCTACCAGGAGACGCCGATGCACCAGCTCCTCGGCGGCGCTGCGGCCCAGCCGGCGTTCGGGCTGGGGACGATCAACGGACTGACCGTTCGATACCGGAGGTCGGGATGAACATCATGGACCCGGTGTTCAACGGGATGGGACGCTCGGAGTTCTACAGGTCTCAACTCTTCCCGGAGCTGTTCCCGCACGAGCTGCCGATGCTGCTGCACAACTGGACGAAAGACGACCTGGAGATGTACTGCGGCGGGGTTTGGACTCTAGAAACTATGAAAGGAGCTGCATGACCATCCACTTCATCGTCCCCGGCTTGTTCGGCGACATACCAACATGGCTAGGCGGGGACCCCGACCTGGGCAGTAAGTATCTACGAGGCGACCTGTCCCCTGGCGGGACGCTGCCTCGCGTCCTGGTCGACAGATACGGCTTCGAGCCGGTGACCGAGGACCGGAAGGTGTCCTACCGGAATTGGCTGCCGTTCTATCCTGGTGGCATATCCGGCGCGGCAACCGCTCTTGGGCAGGCGCTTCTCGCTGCACCGCAGGACCAGCAGTTGCTCGTCACCGCGCACTCTATGGGCTCGGCGGGCGTGCTCTCGCTGCTCGACAACTGGGAATCCGGCAGCCTACCCGTCGACCCCGAGCGTATCCTGTTCATCACGATGGGGGCTTCGTGGACGACGAAATTGACGTGGAACGTGCGGAAGCGCTACCGTATCCTCGACGTGACGGTGCAGTGGGAGAAGTACGCCGACTACCCCGACCTGTCCAGCGCCTCGACATACTCGAAAGCGGTCGCCAACTGCGAGCAAGGCGATAAAGGGACTGCGTTGCACACCCACGCCTACAAAACCGTCGACCTAGATCGACCGGATCGGGAGAACACCATCGGGAACACCACGTTCATGCTGTTCGACACACGCTCGGAGCCGTTGATCCCCGACGCTACTTACGACCAGATCGAGGCGGCTTACGTCCGTCCACACCTGAAAGGAACTGCGTGACAAACGATGACATCCGATGGGGGCCGACAGGAGAACTCGTCTACGACAGGACGTACTCAAGAGTCAAGCCAGACGGAACCCGAGAAACCTGGCCCGAGACCGTCGTTCGAGTGGTGGATGGAAACCTCGCCCTGGTCCCTGAACGGTTCCAGGAACCTGACGAACGAAGGTCCCTAATCGAACTGATGACCGAGTTCAAAATCCTCCCCGGAGGGCGGCACCTGTGGGCGTCGGGCGTAAAGAACGCTCAACACCTGTTCAACTGCTGGGTAGCAGGGTGGACCTCGACGCCGTCCGACCACTTCGCTTTCACGTTCCTCCGATTGATGGAGGGAGGAGGAGTCGGGGCGAACTACTCGAACCGCTACCTCGCTGACTACCCGCCGGTCCAGCAGGAGTTGTACGTCCACATCGTCTGCGACCCCGAGCACCCTGACTACGAGGAGATGAAGAATGCCGGTGTTCTATCCACCGAGTACGACCCCGACTGGGGTGGCGCGTTCGTCGTGGAAGATTCTCGTGAAGGATGGGCGTCTGCTCTGGTCGACCTCATCGACACCCACTACCGAGACGAGGTCAGCCACTACCAGCGTGTGTACGATGTGTCCCGCGTGCGGCCAGCCGGTGCGAAGCTAAAGACGTTCGGCGGTCAGGCCTCCGGCCCGCTTCCGTTCGCGCAGATGTTGATTAAGGTCTGCAAGATCCTCAGCAGGATCTTGTTCGACGGAGGTGCCAACTACGACGACACCCTTGACGGCTTGCGGGCGATGGAGATCGACCACGCTATCGCTTCGTGCGTCGTCGCAGGCGGTGTCCGTCGCTCGGCTCGGATGGCGATGATGCACTGGGCCGACCCGCAGATCTGGGAGTTCATCAACGTCAAGGAAGAAACCGGGAGTCACTGGACAACGAACGTGTCGGTCGAGGTGGACAGTGAGTTCTGGTGGGAGATCGAGCGCGGGGTTGATGGTCTACCGGGGCACGCCCAGGGTGTGCTAGCGAAGATCGGTAACGGCATGGTGCTCAACGGAGAACCCGGGTTCTGGGACTCGTCGCTGTCGAACGTCGGAGAGCCCAACCGGGTGGTGTGCACGAACCCGTGCGGGGAGATCACGCTGGAGCCGTGGGAGCCGTGCAACCTCGGTCACGTCAACCTCGCCGCGTTCGTAAGCGAGGGCGGGCATACGGTGGCGTGGGAGTTGTATAAAGCCCACAAGCTGATGACCAGGTTCCTGATCCGTGCGACGTTCTCCCCGGTGGCCGACCCGAAGTCCCGCGAGGTGCTCGACCGGAACAGGCGTATCGGGGTAGGGCACTTCGGGGTTGCGTCGTACCTCGCCCTGACCGGGCGTAGGTACTCCGACGCCCCGTTGGATGCGGAGTTCAGAGAGTCGCTGCGGTCGCTGGCCGCAGCGGTAGACGACGCCGCAGCCGAGTTCTGTCACCAGCTCCGTATCCCGGTGCCGGTGAAGAAGCGGACGGTCGCCCCTACCGGGACGATCGCGAAGATGCCCGGGGTGTCGGAGGGGATTCATCCGATCTTCTCGCGGTACTTCAACCGGCGTATCCGGTTCAACCAGAACAGCGACTACGCGGCGCTGGCGGGGCTGGTCAACCAAGGCTACGAGGTCGAAGAGGACCTCTACGCCCCGAACACCGCTGTCGTGTCCATCCCCACTAAGGACTCGTTGGTAGCCGCTGTAGAGGCTGCCGGGGGCAACCCGGACGTGGTTGAGTCCGCTGCTGATCTGTCGCTGAACGAGATGCTGGCGTTCCAAGCGATGTACCAACAGTGCTGGGCCGACAACGCGGTGTCGTTCACCGCGAACGTCGACCCTGAGACGTATGGGGCAGATGAGGTTGCCGCTCAGCTCGTCAGATTCGGTGGGCTGCTCAAGGGTGCGACGATCTTCCCGGAGATGTCGATGCCCCAAAGCCCATACGAACGAATCTCGAAAGAGCAGTACGAACAAGCCGTGGCCCACGAAGTAGGCGACGGCGTCGATGAAAACTGCGCCAACGGCACATGTCCAGTAAGGTAGGAAGGGGGTAGTAAATGGGTATTCCGTGGTGGGGATGGGTGATTATCGCTGTCGTGGCGATGATCGGGGTGTATTACGTGGTGGCGGCAGTGTTTTTTGCCAAGGTGTCGAGGAGTATCTTTAGTAGGCGCAACCACTTACGCTCTCCGACGAGTGATCCGTTCGACGCACCGTTCTTTAAGAAAGATCACTTCAACCATCCGTTCTTCAAGTAACAACAACGAAAGGTCCGCATGACTATCCAAGATCCATTCGCAGACGCTCCAGCCGAGCCGCCTGCACCCGGGCTTCCTGAGCGACCGGTGGAGCCGCAGAACGTGCCGCAAACCCGTATCGACGGTGGCTTAGGGCGACCCGCTGCCGCCCCACCCTCGGAGGGCAAGGTCGTCGTCACACTGAAAGGCGGCAGGGACTTCGACGCTCCGTGGATCGTTATCCACGCCTCCGATCTCCAAGACGCCCACGACCAAGTAACCCACGACAACGCGGTGCTGCTGTCGAAGCTGATGGAGCAGGTCCAGAAGGCTGCCAACCACTTCTCCTCGCAAGGTAAGAAGCCTGACATCCAGCAGCTCGGGAGCGCCACCCCGCAGCGTCAGGCACCGCAAGGTGCTACCGAGGCCCCGTCCTGGGCGGGGCAGGCCCCTGACGGGTACAAATACGCGACCGGTGTGAAGAACGGTCGTACGTGGCACGCTTGGTTCCCGATCGAGCGTGACGGCGGCGAGAAAATCTGGTTGAACCCGCCGAAGTGATCTGGTAGACTTGACATGGAACGAGGTCGAACCGGCGGTAACGGCGGGGACTAGGTAGAGCAGCAGAGGCGCTCCAGGATCGGTAAGTATGTCTGCCCCGCGACCTCATTCCACAACGAGAGGACCGCCATGAATTTCAAGTTGACTAACCACCCCGACGACGATCTGTTGGGTCGCCACGAGGTTCGGCTGACGATCGAGACTGATCACATGGCCGCACTCGACCTCCTTGAATTAGCGTTCGACTACGAGCGAAACAGACCCGACCCGATTTTACAGGCGCTTAGGCAAGCGACAGGTACCGTATGAAGATATTTCAGCACGACGTGGAAGGGGAGCAGGTCTCTATCAACGTCGTAGAGCACGAGGAGGATCTGGATGGATTCCGAGAGTTCGTGGCACGAAACATCCGATGCCTGGCAGTCGATACAGAAACAACCGGGCTGGATATCTATTCAGATAAGTTTCGATGCCGACTCGTTCAATTTGGTACTGGAACCGAAGCGTGGGTCGTTCCGGTCGAGAGCGGTGAGCTTTTTGCGGAGGCTGTTCGGCTTGCGTTGGCTTCCGTCTCCAAACTGGTACTACACAACGCATCCTTTGACCTACAAGTACTCGACCGGACCCTCGGGGTCCCTATGGACTCGCTCTGGCCGAAAGTCTACGACACCAAGATCCTAGCCCACCTAATAGACCCTCGTGGGCAGCGCGACGAAGGGGGGATCGGGCACTCGCTGGAGAACCTGACCCGCTACTACATCGACGCCGACGTCGCCTCCGACGTGAAGACGTTGATGGCGGATCTGGCTAAGGTACACCACACGACTAAGGCGAACGTATGGAAGAAAGTCCCGATCAACGATCCGCAATACCTGCTGTACGCAGGTATGGACCCGGTTCTGGCTGCGCGTTTGCTCAAAAAGCTCCTGCCTTTAATCCCTGCATCATCCGAGACGCTTGTACCATACGAACATTCCTTGGCTCGGGTCTGCTCGATGATAGAGCAGACCGGGTTCTTGCTGGATGTAGACTACAGCCGCGAGTTGTCGAGCGAACTGAAGTACCGGGAGTCGATCAATAACGAGATCGCTCTGAAGTACGGGTGCGATAACGTGAACTCGACCGACGCGGTCGCCGACGTGTTGGAGACGCTCGGCGTCACGATCAAAGGCCGCACCCCGTCCGGTAAGCGGCAGGTCAACGATGACCTGCTAGCGGAGTTAGCGGGTCCGCACGATGACTCCGAGGTGGCTCAGTTCGCTTACGCGGTCATCGCAGCGAAGAAAGCAGGCAAGTGGAGGAAAACGTGGGTGGAGAACTTCCTAGCGCAAGCGGACTCTGGCAACAGGTGTCACGCCTCGATAAACCCCTTACAGGCACGAACGGCTCGTATGTCTATTACCGGAATACCGGCACAGACTTTGCCTGCGGGCGATTCGACGGTAAGACGCTGCTTCCTTGCCGATCCGGGCCACTTGATAGCGTCAGTAGACTACCAGAGCCAGGAGCTACGTGTCCTGGCTGCCCTTTCCGGGGACCGGACGATGATCTCGGCGTTCAAACGCAACGCAGACTTGCACCAGATCACCGCTGACGCAGCCGGGGTCTCTCGTAAAGTCGGTAAAGCCACCAACTTCACCACCGTCTACGGAGGCGGTCCGGCGAAGGTAGCCGAAACCGCCGGCATCTCGTTCCCGGAGGCGAAGCGGGCGGTCGACGCCTTCGCAGAAACCTACCCGGGAGTCGCAGCGCTGTCGCAGAGACTACAGCGAGAGGCTGCGGGTAATGGATCTATCACGACCCCGTCTGGTCGTCGGTTACCGGTCGATCCGACCAGGGCTTATTCATCGCTAAACTACCTTGTACAGTCGACCGCTAGAGACGTAACCGGCAGGGCGTTGTTGCGGCTGCACGACGCCGGCTTCACCCCGTACATCAGGTTGCCGATTCACGACGAGATCCTCGCGTCGGTGCCGGAGCAGATGGCGGTCTGGGGTGCCGAGGAGATCGGCCGTATCATGGCCGAGGACATGGAAGGGGTTCACATCGGCACCGAAGCCGAGGTCGGTCAGCGGAGCTGGGGCAGTCTATACGGAGCGGACATATGAGATACAGCAGTTTCTATTGGGCACATCAACGCAAGCGCGGCTGGATCATCGGCCCGTTCTTCGGGTTTACGCTGACACTAACAAGGGTTTGGTAACGTATGGATCACATCGAAACGGCTAAGCGATCCCTGACGGGCGTAGCTAAACCGGACGCCGCGCAGGCGCACGCGCTGATCGCTATCGCGGAAGAGTTCCGCAAGTTCAACGAGTGGATGGAACAAGCTGCGGTGAGGACCTACTACTGATGGACGAACCGATCGACTACCTAGCGAAAGCGAAGAGAACGAAGGTCCCCGAGTTCGCCCAGTTGTACGTGCTGGTCGACATAGCGGAATCACTACGGGTCCTCAAGGACTACATCACAGCCCCACCGATCCGCTTTGTCCTCGGAAAAGAGGAGGCCGATCGTATCGCTTGGGAAGCCGTTGACCGATTAAAGAAAGGGGACGTTCGATGAATGATGATGATTTCTTCGATCTGCTGTATCAGCAGTTCACGAAGACGACCGGGGCGGAGTCCCGGTACTGGATGCCCGAGCCGTTTGACGAATCGTCAGGCCGCAACCGCATCTACGCCGTAGCCGAGGACCAGTCGCGTAAGCTGATCGCTTCAGGATTGAAAACTGAAGACGCCGACTTCATCACCGCGATCCACGGCTGCCTACCCGACCTGATCCGTAAGCTCCAAGACTCGCTGGACGAAGCGGGCAGGCTGGACCGGGAGAAAGACGAACTGATCGGACAGGTCGCTGAGTTAGAGCGCGGGGCCGACGAGATGGCGGCGACGATATTCAGCTACGCTGAGCGGATCAAAGGCCTGGAGGACGGCATGGCGGAAGCCGATTCGTACGTGGAGTTCCTATCCGCTGAGATCAGACAGATGGAGAAGGAGTGGGACGATGGCTAGGCCGCAACCGCCGCTGCGCGAGCCCGACGACTACGAAGGAGTCGCCGCCGACCTCGCCGAGTTCGGCGTCGTCTACATCCGCGACGACAACACACCGCCGGAGGAAGAGTACCCTGTGCTACGATCGGTAAACTAGACGCAAAAAAGCCCCCCTCCGAAGAGGGGGGTTTCTTTGTTTTACAGCTCCGTCCACGGCGCAGGAAGCGACGGCTGGGTATCGTAGCCGACCTGCCCTTCCGAAGAGATCGTCTTCCACACCGCGCCGCGCTCTGGGTCATCGACCCGGATCGCTAGCGCGCCTGTGTCCGGGTTCTGCATCTTCATACCGGGCTCAGCGCCGAGCCGGAACGTGTCGTAGGCGGCGATGATCGAGGCGACGGTAGCTTCCGACACGACCTCGTCGTTCTCGGGGTCTGACACCGCGTTGGTCACTTGAGTGACCAGCCCGGGCGAAGGGGTGTTCGACGTCGTCATCTGTCTCCTAAGCGAGGCTCTTGTTGGTTAGTGCAATACTGAAGTAGGTCTGCTGTCCGACCGCCTCGCCCGACAACACACCGCTCACGGAGCTTGTAGAGTCGTATCCGATCTGGACGTAGTCGCCGGCTGCCAAGTAGATGCTGTTCCAGACCGCGTGGAATCCCTGCGGGATGTAAGCGACGTTGGACGAGTTCACGCCTCTGGTGTGTTCGTTGCCGCCGTAGCGGATAGGCGAAGCCGATCCTGCCCCGGTGCCTTTGTGCAGCACCCACGTTATCCCGTTAGGGAGGAAGCTGCTAGAGGTGCGGGCTCGTACCCCGACGTTGTACCAACCGGTTAAAGAGACGGTGAACGTCCCGGCGGTTACGTCGCAGGCGATGTCTTCGGTGTTCTCGCCTACCGCACCCCAGAAGCTAGACGGCAACAGGTTAACGCCGTTGCTGACGTTGACGGGGGTGGTGGAGGTGCGGTACATCAACGCACCCGACCCGACAAACGACGGCGGGGTGTTATCGGAGAACGCGAACGCTGTCACACGGCCGGGGTGGTTGAAGCTGAAGAAGCTGCCGTAGGTGTATTCGCCCATCCCGGTGTAGCGGTAGGACGCCCCGAGTCGGCTGGTGGTGCCTACCTCGGTGTGGGTGACGATCGGATTGGAGCCCTCCATGATCTTGAACACCCGAGCGCCGCCGACGTCGCCGCATTGGAGCCAGTAGTTGCCGGTCGACTTGAAACTGAACCCGCTAAGAACGCTGCCTGACGCGAACACCGTCTGCGTGCCCGACGCTACACAGCCCAGTTCCCAAGTGAACTTCGTCAACGCCGCATAAACGAACTCGGTACCCGCCGCGTTGGAACGCCCGAGAAGGTAGCTGATGGCGTCTGCGCCGGACCCGCCGCCGGTCTCCGGCGACGACGCGAACGACGCGCCGACCATCTGATAGTCGGTTAGCGTCTGCTTAAGGGTGTAAGGGGCTAGACACGTCCGGGGGTCGTTATCTGCGCCCGCAGAGAGGTCCCCGGTGATGTCGTAGACCGCTGCTTTACCGCTGACGATCCCCCAGACGAAGTCGGTCCCCAAACCGGAATACGTCTGAGCGAACCCGGCGGGTAGACTAGAAGAGTCCGAGTAGTCGGAGAAGTCGATTATTTCGAAGTTGCCGGAGTTGCCTTGCGCGGCCTGCTGGTTCAACAGCGCGGTGAGCTGTGCCCAAAGTGTGGCTACAGAAGCCGCCTGGTCCGCGATAGCCTGCTGGGACTCCTCGCGGGTGCGGTCCTGGCCTGTCCAACCGAAGAAGAAGTTGACGATGTCATCCCACGTCTGCGCGACCGTGGGCCGGTCAACCAGGCTGCCGAACAACTTGTCACTCACCGTGACGGAGTCGGTCTCGTCTCCGTCAGCCCAGTCCGGGATAAGCGTCTCGAACGACGACAACGCATCCGGCGACAACATCTGCAACGCCTGCTTGAAAACGTCTACTTTGTTTTCGCGGGTGGGCTTGTCGATGTTGAAAGCGGAGGTCACAGCGGTAGCGTCTATGCCCTGCCCGAACTTGGTACCGGACCCTCCTACTTGGTACGCGCCCGAGCCCAACAACTGCTCGACGTGGTCGGGTAAGGGCTGATTAGGAGTGGTCACTAGCTGTCCTCGGCGTCTTTGCGGCGTTGTTCGTCGCGCTGTCTCCGCTCGATCTTGCGGACCCGGGACTCAGGTATCTCCGGGAGGTCATGTATCTCTGTTAACACCCCGTTAGACCGTAGCTCCGACTGCAACGACCGGAATATCAGTTTCACGTCGTGAGCCCAGCTTTCGTAGTCCCAGAAATCGTGCTTCAAAGCGTCAACCAAAGCGAGGTTTTCGGCCATCGTATCCAGGTTAGTTCGCGTGAGTGTGGCTGCCCGGTCGGTTCGGCGCACCCACCACCCGATCAAAGTACCGAGAATGCCGAGGAACGCGGTGATGACCGTGGCAATAACAGCGGTGTTCACCACAACCTCCGTAACAGTTGGGCACCCCGCCAGCCGTTACCGACGAATAAGGCTATAGCCCACGCCAGCCCGTTGCTGGCGTAGGCGTCGGTGACGCTCACCGACAGCGCCGCTGTGTAGAGCCCGAACACAAAAGTGAACCCCACACAGCCAGCTAGTTCGATGCCCCATGACCAGTACTGCGACTTGCAGACCGTAGCGTACAAAGCAAGTAGTGACGACGCGGCCATCAAGACCGCGAACGCTACCGTGGCGGTGTAGTTGAACGCTTGGGCTTGTACACTCGACGGTGACGGGCCTGCGAGGATCTGGATGAAGCTGACCCACGGCAACATAACATGCATCGCCACCAGGCGGGGATCGCGCAAGGGGCGCGGGTGTAGCCAGCCTTCTACTGACGGTTCCTTACTGCTGAACCGGCGGCGGCGGCGAAGCCGGTCGCGTAGGTTCATCGTAGGTGCACCATTTCGCCCTGGCAGGGCACCTCCACTAGCAGGTAAAACCTGAGTATGTAGATGAAGCAGCAGAACAGAGAGAGCCAGCCCGCGAGGTTATCAAGCCCGTGAGCGGCTGCGATGAACAAAAACGCCGCCATCGCGCCCGACCAGGAAGCGCAGAGGACACACGACATAATCGACAGCCAGCGTGCCCGCGCTATCAACCCCACCACACCTATAATGCCCCCGGCGGCTAAAACTCCGCCCACGATCTGGTAGCCGCCGACTGTTTGCATAAGCGGGCCGAAGACAGGATTGGTAAGGCGGCTAACGCCGCCGAAGAACAGATACAAGCCTACGGCTACCGCCCACAACACCACAAGAACCCCGCACACGCGGGCCACAGCGTAGAGACGGGTAACGCTCACATCGTGGGCGCGAAAACGCGGGTTCATCGCTGCATCACCGGCCGTCGTTGAGCTCTTGGGCTTTATGCTGCGGGACCTCGCGGGGAGGCACCACGCCCGTCTGGCGGAGCTGCTCTGCCATAACGTGCTGCTCCTGGATCGTCAATTCCCGCACATCCTGAAGCCTCATCGGCTCAGGGTCGGGGGTGTCCTTCGACACCCACCGGGCGGCGTTGTTGTATTGGTGGTGCGGCCCCCGGAACGCTTCTTGGAACTTGATCGACGGCTTCGGCAGCTTATTGACGTGGATGTTGCCGTCTTGGTCAGCCAGCTCGTCCCGCAGGTAGTCGACGTGAACAACCCCGGCTTTGACGAGGTGCTCCGACCACGCCCGCAGCATCTCGGGATGGGTGACCGCCCCGGTCCCGGCCGGGGTCGGCATCAAACGCATCGCCTTGAACAGATACTCTTGGGACTTGGACATATGCTGAAACGATGAGTCTTGCACGGCGAGCCTTTCGTTTAGAGAACCCCGAGGCTTCCCAGCCCCGAGTTGATCTCGCGAATCCAGTCCAGCGCCTTCAGCGCGGGGTCCTGCGGCTCTCTGTAGCCGATCGTCAGTTCCCACCCTTTCGGGCCGTCTTTCGTCCACGACTGCTTCGCTTTAGACAGCCGCTCCACAAAGATCGTGTGCGGAACCGGATACCCTAGCACGGTAGTGCCGACCCTGCTACCCAGACCGAAGTGGCCCTGGCCGTTCTCGCCGAACTGATACGGGGCAGCGTCCGCTACCTTGATCGTGTGGGATGTGTGGGCTCTGGTAGCCCACGCTTTAGCCCGCATAGCCATCAGCGCCGACAGCGTGTAAGCGCGGTCAGCGCCGTCCGCCCAGCCTTCGTAGTAGTGGAAGTCGCCGAGCCCGGTGGGCTTGTCCTCCAGCCCCGACAGCGGCGACGTAGCCGCCAACGCACGAAGCGTCGGGGACTGCATAAACGCCAGGAACGTGTCCTCGTAGAGGATCTTCGCGACAGCGTCCATCACGCCGCCCAGCGGCGGCAAGTCGATCGCACCACCGAAAGCGCCGGAGGGGGCCAACGCGGAGTTGATCAGCGATGTGACGAAGTCACCGGCCATGTTGACTCCAGCAGAGATGCCCTCGTTCACGCCAGGCATCGAGTGCCCACCGGTTAGGAAACTGGTGTCGGTGGCTTCGAAGTACTGGAACTCCGAGGACTCGATCCCGGTGTACGGGCCTTCCTCGAAGACGACGTGCGGAGCGTGCGGAGACGTACCCGTCCAGCCCGGCATGTAGTACTCACCCGGGTAGGTTGGGTCTCCGTAGAACACGTCTACGCCTTCGGTCATACCGTCCGAGGCGATGTTGACCACCGCACGGCGCAGACCGGTCAGCAGCGAGCCGCCAAAAGCGGTCTCGGTGCCCCACCCGCTGTTATCTACGATGTCCCAGATAACGCACCCGTGGCGGATCGGGATGTACTCGAACAGGTTCTCGACAAAGTCGATGTTCATCTCGCCTTGCAGGTCCCCGAACGGGTGCGGGTCCCCGTCAAGATAACGACGGGGGACTACGGTAAGCTGGGCGTCTTGCAGCGTCTTCGCTGCGACGTCGTGCCACGTCTTGAACCGCGAGAACACGATCGTGGTGTTCGAGTTATCGCCGAGGAACGGGAACGGTTTGACCAGGTTGCGCCACCGCGAGATGTCCAGCGACAGCGGGAACCACTCCAGCGGGTCCAACGGGTTATCCGGCAGTGTCCACAACGACGTCTCCAACCTCAGCAGGTTGACGAACAACGTCATCAGCAGGCACCACTTAGCAGGTC